TATCTTCATTATCGTACTCATTAGTAGCGTAGAACACTTTCGGGACAACGCTTAAGAGCGTATTTCGTAATTTTTCTAAATACACGCATTAACCTCCCTCTTTTATAATTTGCCGAATTTCTTCAAGCATTAAGGGACTAAGCGATTCGAAAGATGGTCTTAAATACGGTCGTGCTGCCACTATTTTTCCGCTTCGATGCTTAAAACCGAACTCGACTAAATGCACGAGTCCACTTTTCGTTTTTGAATAAATGACAATCATACGATTTGCTCCTTCGCCATATGCCTTTTTAACAAAGGAATCGGCAAGTGCATTAGGACCACCACTGCGCGGAACATTAGAACGAATGTAATCGATAATTTTATCAGCCGTTTTATCAAGACTTATATGAATTTGTTTTATGACATTTTCGGAGTATTCTTGGATATTTTCCTTTAATGCTTCTGGCATTTTATCAATTTCCATCGTTTATAATTTCCTCCCATTTAAGTGGTGTTTCCGCCATATAAAGTTCGATATATTGTCCGTTTAGATATATTCTTTTGATTTCATAGATTTTGCCGTAGTAGGGAAAGTAAGCATACTTGCTCCCGTCATAAATAAAAGACTGAATACTTACCTTAAAATCGAATAAAACTTTTGTTTGAATCGATGAATAATATTCCTTGGAGGAGATGGAGCTGATTACTCCACCCACCTCCTTGGAGCCGACCAACCGCCAAGACTTGTTGCCAAGTTTATCGACAGCTGTTTTAACACGGAATAGGATGAAAGAAGTATTGTAGGAATTAGGATACGAAATCATAAGGAAATCCGAGGATTATCACTCATGAGGAGCGCCATGAACCTCAGAGGCTAGAGGCACGAGGCATAACTGTCTGAGTAAGACATCAAAGCTCTTAGGCAACTCTCTCACCGTACCATCGCTTTTGAAGCCAAAGTTAGTCTTCACAAATATGATAATAAGAGCTTTTACCAATGGGTCACTATTAGATTCAGCGACTTCACGAGGAACTCCAGTCGTTATCAGCAACTGGCGGCACGAGGCGATATGAATTAACAATTCCTCATCGGCATAGTTTTCGGTTACAGGGATTAGCAAAGCCTTTTTTACTATCTCCAGCATGTTTTCACTCATCACAATATCCTCCCTATTTTTTAGATATTAACCCTACCCGCTTCAACGATAGGTCATGTAGTACGAGACGTCAGACCTACGTGTTTCGACCTTAATTTAATGTTGATGGGGAAATCTTATCCACCAACAGTGGCGGCTTTTTTCTTAATGCGTAAGAAACCTTTATAGCCGACAACATTACCGCCAGTAAAGACGGATGCTTTGTAACTGATAATCCCGTCTTTGAATTTGTAATCCGTTGATTTAGCAATTTCAACTGGCGAGAAAACTGGGACTTCGTAATTTGTTAATGCCCCATAAGCCATACAGTAAGTACCAGCCTCAGTATTTGGATCAACGACAGACCCACAGTTACTATTAATGACATAAGGAATGCCATCAATCGTTGATGCACTATAATCGACAATATGAACTTTACGCCCTTCCGTTGTCCGAAGGTTAGCAAATGCCCGTAAGTCGTTCTTACTTAAAATTAACGCTGCTCCACCCTCAACTTCTTCATCGCCACCATAGGCATAAATGATTTCATCAAGTGTCGTGTCATCGATTGTGCTAATTTCGATATCGGTGTTATCGGCAAGTGCTTCAACATTATTAGCAAAGATACCTTTGAAGGTATTCGTGGAGCCTGCACCCCGTAAAATTTGTTGTGAAATCTTTTTGCGGAGCGCAATATTGATTCCTCTTAACACTTCTTGTGAGTAAGGTAAGGCTGGAAGTTTTTCTAATTCTTCCGTAATTTCAGCATAAGCTGTCACTTTTACTTTCGTAATCGTCGCATAACCGAATGTCGGTTCAGCGGTAGTGTAAGGATCACCTTCAGCAGTAAGTCCTGCCATACCTGTTGATTTTACGAAGGACTTTTTATAAGTCTCACCACCCTCTAAGTTAACGATTCTTACTTTATCAACGAGTGTGGATACATCGCGGAAAGGGTATGCACCGATTTCAGCATTAGTGTGCGAAGGAAGTAAGACATTACTTGAAGTGACAGTCACTGTGCGTCCTTCTTTTAAGTCCTTGCCACGTTTCTCCATATTTTCGATTGCTTCAGCATCACTACGAATTTGAAACATCGCAGCACTATCGAATTTACGCTTCATTGATAATTTCTTATCGATTAAGTTTCGTTCTTCTTGGAGCGCATCAGTTTCTTTTTCGAGTTTTTCTAATACGGAGAGGTTGTCTTCTTTTTCTGCTAACGCCCGAATTTCATTTAAGCGTTCAGCAATTTCTTTTTTACGAATTTCTAAATTCATCTGAATTCCTCCTAAATATTCGTTTTTAATTTAAGTCGTTTGCGAATTACTTCTTTAAGTTGCTCGGTTTTAACATTATCCAATGCCCTTAGTTCTGCGTCCGCGATTTCTAAGGAACGTGCGAGTGCTTCAATAGAAGTTCCTTCATATGCAGGTAGGTCTACCACGGAGACATCATAGAGACGATCAATCTCGGTAATGACTCTCTTTGGTATGTCCCCACTTCTATCCCAGCTTTGACTTTTTACAGTAAAAGCAAACGACATCTTGTCTAATAATCCAGCGACAATCGATTTATACACATCTCGATTTGACTGGGTGTCAATTAAATCCGCTCTAATTTTTAAGCCATAATCATCAATCGTAAAGGTAAGTGAACCGTTACGAGTACGAGCTAAGATTAGGCGGTTATCAGTATGGTTATATTTAAGTGGCACATCTTTTAAATTTGCGCCATTTAGTGCGTTTTTGTCGATGATTTCAATAAAACCATATTCTGCATCACCAATTAAAGTTTCCTGGTTAAAGACAATTGCGTAACCTTCAATAACCATGCTTTCTTTTTCATCTTCATTTCTTGTTTCAATATTTAGAAATCGCACTTCTTTATTCTTTATCATCTTCTTCCTCCTTAGGCTCTTCGCCTACTTGGTATTTATTAGCGCTATCCGCGTCAACATAATTTAATGACTGGAGACGCTTGTCGCCACCTTCAATAGGCTCTAAGCCTAATAAACTTCTTGATTCATTAAGTGATAATATTCCTAGCCCCATTAATTTCTCAATCGCACTTACTTTGGTGTTCCACGATGCGTATTGTAGACGCTCGGAATAAAAGATAATTTGCTCTCCATTTTCTAAGTTATTTCTTGTAAGGAGAGCTCTTGAAAAAGTTTCCGATAGCGCAATCGCAATCCCTTCAATCGTTCCTTCATAGAAAGCGTTATATTCATCTTCCGTATACTTGTTATCGTAGATTGCTTCACTTACACCAAAATAGGTGATGATTTTCTTTTGGAGAAAAGTTAGTGTTTCGCTGCTAACTAGTTTTGGGTCAACGCTTAAAGGAACATAATCACTTTTAAGATCCACAGGAACAATGGCAGAATTACCACTAGTCGAGGCTTCTTTTAATGCCCTATCAAATTCTTCCTTTTGTGCCTTCTTATCTTTTTCAGAAAGCATGGCATTGATTTTAAGGAGCCCTTTAATCTGAAAACTACTACGAATAGCGTTATCAATTCCCTGTAAGACTGAATCATTAATTTTGATTGTTTTAAGGATTGCGGAATGGTCTGAAATTGCGCCGCTTCCGCCAAAGATATCATTAACGCCGTAAAATCTCCGTAAATGAATAATTGATTCGTAAGGCAAAGTGTATTTATTCCCATCAACGAAAGAAAAGCGAAGAAATAACGCACCGCTATTATCTTTGAGTGCTTCAACGGCATTTGGTTTAATTGGCCATAACTCTTTTAATTCATAGGTGTTTTCATCATAGAGCGGATAAATAAAAGCGTTATTATTTAAGTAAAGTAATGTCACCACCCGATAAATAAAATCGTAAGGTGTCATTAAAGGGTTAGGCGCATACTTTAAAAGAAACGCTAATGTCCCTTTTTTCTCGACAACCGAAGAGTTATCAAGATTTTTTACATAACGCGGTTTGAGTTTAGCCGCGTGTGTCGCAATGCGGTCAATGCAAATCTTCACCACATCGCTAGCGTTTATGTTGTTTCCAAAATCACTAAAAATGTTCAATGTCGATTGGAAGACTTTCGTATCATAGTTGATAGGCTGAACGGTCTTCTTCTTTCTTTTAAATAATCCCATAAAGCCTCCTAACTTATCATGTTTTCATAGTCGTTTTTGTATCTGTTTAACACAGCGTAAGCAATAATTAAAGCGACCGTTCCGTCAATTCTTCGTAACTTTGAATCAAGTTTAGAAGGCTGAATATTACCATTAACATCAACCTTGGCTTGTGTATTACTTAAGCACCATTTCATAATCGGGTTATTGTTATAGTTCACAACTTTATTCTTTAAATCGGCTTCAAGTTGTTTCATTGGTTCAGAAAGCGAGTAAACGCCTTGTCGCACCTTTTCCATAGTGAAACCTGACTCCTCCATCTCTTTAATCCAGTACTGTGAGTTCCATGGATCAAAACCAATCCAAAGTGGTCTAATTTGATAAGTTTGAATCATATTAATAAACCACCTCGTTACAAAAGAAAAATCGTTTTGACTACCTTCCGTTAAAGTAATAAGTCCTTGCTTATGCCAAATATCATAAGGGACATTATCCTCCGCTACTCGTTGACGAAGCACATCGCTAGGCATAAAGAAATGCGGAATGACATACTTTTTTTCATCTTTTATTACTAGTAATAACGCTACCGTTAAATCAGTTGTAGATGATAAATCGACACCGCCAATAGCATAACTTTCTTTTAAATCATTAAGGTTATAGGTTTCCTCATTATTAAGGTCACCATAAGTAAGCCACGAACCGCTATCAGCTTGCTTAATATTAAAGTCTTTACAAAGCATCGTAACTCTTGTTGAGAGATCATTTTTAGCCTTGTTCATGATGTCTTCAAGATAGGAGACAAGTTTAATCTTACCGAGCGACGGATTGCTTTTTTGCCATGAGGAAGGGTCATCGAATACTTCTTCGACACTATCTTGCGTATAGAGCCAGGGCAAGATTCTAATATCCTTAATTTCGCCTTTAATCATCTTGCGAGCGTAATCTAACTTTTTATCAAGAAAGCCGCCAATTGTAGTTCCCTCAGTTGTGATGATGAAAATGAGCGGTTCTTTCTTCGTTGATTGACTTTGCTTAATAGCGTCATAAACCTTCGAATCCGTCATTTCATGCACTTCATCAATACAGCCAACCTCGATGTTATAGCCGTCTTTATTGCGTGATTGCGCCGATAGTTTTTTAATCTTATTCTTGTTTTTAGGCGAGTAGATGAAGAAAATGTTCTTTTTTGAACGCTTCTCATTTCGGAGCGCTTTGCTCTGTTCACGCATATTATTAATTTCTTCAAAAAGGATGGATGCTTGCTCATTAGTGTTTGACGCACAGACTATATCTACACCACCTGAACTTAAGAAAAACTCCGCTAAATCGATACCCGCAATAAAGGTCGTCTTCCCGTTTTTCCGCGCCACGACGAGCAATACTTCGTTAAAGCGACGTAACCCCGTCTCCGCCATTTTAAAGCCGTAGGACGCCTCTAAAAAAGCCTTCTCCCATAACTCCAAAATGAATGGTTGCCCGTTAAATGGTGACTTAGTATGCCGGCAAAACTTTTCAATAAACTTGATGCGTAATTGGCCTGGTTTTACATCATAGATGTAATCGGGATTTTTCATGTTATCTCTAAGAGCATAAAGTACACTAAGCAACTCCTTCCCAACACGAATATTTCCCCTTTCAATTTCTTTGATGTAATCTAGTAAATAACTCATTCCTCAAGAGGCTCACTATCAGGAGTAGGGGCGTCTTCTTCAATAAGGGTATCGTTTAAGTGCGCTTGATATTTTGGTGCTGTCGCTTTAGGGAGTGCTTCTTCAATCGGTTCATCAATATCGTGATAATGGATTTCGCTATCGTTTTTACCAAGGATTAACCATGGACCGATAATCATGCCGTCTGTTACGCTTTGTAATACTTTCCCTGGTTCGGCATATAAAATGCGTCTACCGTTTTCTTCTCTAATTTCCATAAACTAATACCCCCTTATGCAAGTGACCAGTTTTTATTAAGTGCAATATCTAGTTCTTCTTGTGTACACTTAGCAAGATTACCTGCACCTAACGTGAGCACCTTTGCCCCTGCACCACTTAAATCTTTTAAAGCGTTAAACATCAAGACGATTGACTCTCGTGTTAGATTTGGGACATTCGAGAAATTCGCTGATGCATTAAAGTTGCTTTGCAGTGTGATCTTATTAAGAAGCGGACAATCTTGAATTGCGCTAGCGGGGATAGCAGCGGTTATAGTATTTGGAATCCATACCTCATTAAGTTGCGGACAGTTTTTAATGACTGCCGTTAAACCAGCCAAAGTCTGAAGACGATCTGGAAGGTATAATTTCGTTAAATTCGGGATACTCCAGAAAGCGTGACTTCCCAAAGTTTTTAAATTCGAAACTGATTCAAACCGCACGATTCCGCTTCCACAAAAACCTAAGTTATATTTCCCCCATGAATCAATTGATCTAGGGAACGTGATATCACCAAGATTCGCAATTCGATATAGCGCATAATCTTCAAGTGTTTTAAGTTGCGACCCTTCTTCAAATATGATTTTCGTACATCCAGACTCATACAAAATACGGTCCTTAATCGTAATTACACTTGAGGGAACAATGAGTGTGAATGCTTGCGGACAACTTGATAAAAAGTAACGACTGATAAATGAAGCGGTGTTAGGAATCTCAAACTCATCAAATGTACCTTCGACAAGTTCACGAAGTAAGTTTTGTTCTTCAGTGGTCGAATTATTACCTAAATTACCGCGAGCGACATTTGCCACAATCGGCTCACTTGCATAAATATAATTAGCAGTAATGACATTACTTGAGTTAGCGGGTTCATCACAACATATAAACGAGAACTCCCATCTACCTTCCCAAGCAGTTACAGCTTTTGGAATTTCGAAAGAATTATTATGCACCCGATATAAATAATTTGTTTTTTGATGAGTGAATTTTAAATAGTGATATTCGCTATCGATTTCTGCATCAATCGTGAAGTTTAGTTTCACCCGCTTACTTTCTTTAAAGACGGAGATAGTAAAAGGTACTTCTTCTGTTACGAGTTTTCCTTTTTTATCTACATGAATATTTATTTCGTAAGCCATAACTCCTCCTTAAAGATTTGCCGACCGTAAGAACTCATCAAATTCATCGTCGTCATCAATCGTATTTTTTCCCATCACAATGCTGAGCGTTTTTATAATTCCTTGGTACACTGTCAAAGTTTTTAAATAAGTTTTATAGGTAACTGACTCACGCATATTACCTTTGTTAGAATATTGAATCGCTCCATTCTTTTTTAAAGAAAATTCTAATTCATCTAATTGAACTTTTAGAAAAGCTGCCTTCATTAATAGTTCATCCACTAATTTAGTTTTATTTTCTTCAACGTCCTTAAATAAATCTACGAGGCGTTCATATTCTTCCATTACTCTTTCGTCAATCATATTTCCTCCAATAAAAAATCCAGGTCGCTTGGATTCCTGGATTTCTGAAAATTTGGTCCCCCGTATTTCTGAGGTGGGGGCTGCGGTACTTCTAGAATAAAGTTTTCGCTCTAGGGTGGGGGGTATCAATTTACCTTAATAAGGAATAATTTGCCCACTCTTATCAAACTTTACTCTAGATTTCACGAATCGCTCATGCTCTTTGTTATGACAATCCTTACAAAGAAATA